CGAACCCGGTGACGCCGCGTTCGAGGAGCCGCCCCCACGCGACCTGCGCGGCGTCCAGCGGCGTCGCCCGGGCGGCGAGCGCTTCGGCGGCGGCCGCGTCGATCGTCTGCCGGTAGGCGTGGTGGGCCCAGCGGCGGATGTGCGGGTAGGTGCCGCGGATCGTCGCCTTGGCCTGCGCGGCGTGCCGGGCGTCGACCAGCACCTGGTGCGGGGCCCGCTGGAGGTCGGCGGTTGCGGCGGCAGCTCCGCGGCTCCACGCCGCGGCGACGACTTGGTCAACTTCGGCCGCGAGACGGGCGTCGGCGGCGAGGATGAGCCGGTCGACGTCGGCGAGGGACAGCACGTGCGCCGCTGGTTGGGTGACGGAGCGGCGGATCTGCTCGGCGAGGAGCACCGCCAACGCCGCCACCAGAGCAGCGGCAGCGGCCACGGCCCCGGCTGCGGCGACGGGAACCCCGCCGGGTGTCTGCTCCCCGGTCGCTCGATCAAGCGGCATGCGGGGTGCCCTCCTGCTGTCCACCGAAGCCGCCGCCCATGTCGTCGGGGTTGGCGAGCTGCGATTCGGCCTTGAGCGCGTCGACTTCCTCTTGGACCCGTTCTTCCTTCCAGTCCGGATGCAGCATCTGCACCCGGGTGCGGGTGGAGACGACCTCGGCGGCGTGCAGCAGTTGCAGCGTGCGGGCCTGCTGCTCCGGGTCGACAGCGATGCCGTCCGGCCACTCGATCGTCGGCCGGATCGCCTTGACGTTCTTCGGCTTGAACCGCGCCACGTCGACCTGCAACGCGGCGAACGCGAGACGCGCCAGCGCCGGCCGCCAGTAGTTGATCTTCTTCGACCGGGTGGTGAAGCTGCGGCGTTCCCGCGCGACGACCTCGGTGGCGGTGGCCGCGACGTCGCCGGTCTCCCCGAAGGTCTGCACGCTGTAGCCGGCGCCGCGGACGGCCTGCGCTTGCAGTTCCATCGCGGTGTCGCGGTGTTCGGCGACGCGGATAGCGAACTGCACCTGGGTGATTTCCTGGCCGCCGGCCTCGCTGGGCAGCGTGGACAGGCCGGTGAAGATCTCCCGGTCCGGGTCGAACGCGGCGCCGCGGCCGCGTCCCAGGGGCTGCAAGTAGGTGTCGGGGACGATGAGCCGGGCCTTGGCCAGACGCAGGTCCCGCATCCACGACGACCACGTCTCGTCCAGGGCGTCGAGCGTGGGTTCGATGCCGGCGTAGTCCGACCGTCCGAGCGAGGCCAGACCACGGATCCGGTTCGGGCGCATGTTCGGGATGTACTCGGCGAGCATGCCCGTGGCGCCGGTCTCGAAGAACCCTGCGCCGTTCACCAGGGTGGCGAACGGCGCCGTCTCGGGCCGCTCGTTCAGCGGCTGCGGCCGGCCCAGCTTGGAGTCGGTGCCCAGGTACAGGCCGTGGAAGACGCGGCCGGGTTCGTGGCGTTCGAGGTGCCGCCACACCCCGGTCTTGTCGGTGTTGAGCTGCCGCCAGAACGTGACAGCGGCCAGCCGCCCGGAGCGCCACTCGGGGACGGCGCAGTCCGGGGCGATGACGTCCCACAGCGGCTGCTCGGCGACGACGGAGTCCCAGCCGATGCGGATGTACACGCCGCCGTACCCGGAGCAGGTCTCCCCGCCTTCGAGGAGCACCGCGTGGACGCCGTCGGCGAGGTACTCCTCCAGGCGGGCCTGCGTGTCCGGCTGGTCGGCGACGACGAATGCCGGCGGCTCACCGAACAGCAGGTCCGCGCTCGTGGCGGCGATGTCACCGGCCAGCGGCATGTGGAGCTTCGTGGACCGCATCTGGCCGGCGGGGGTCGGGGTGCCGTGCCACATGCGGGCCAGCCGGTCGCGGACGCCCAGGCGGCCCTGCTCGAAGTTCTTCGGGTCGATGCCGGCGGCGGCGGTGTACGCCTCGCCGGTGCCGTACACCTCGGCGAGCTTGCCGGGGTCACCGGAGTACCAGGCACCCCAGATGTCGTACCAGCGGGACGCGGCGGCGACCTCGGGCGGCGGCCACTCGATGTTGGCGTCGGGCAGCGGCACCGCGTCCACCGCCTCTCCACGGCTGTTCGCGCCGCGCATGTACTTGGTGGGAGGTGGTCAACGTGGCCAGGAGCAACGAGTGGCGGCGGCGGGTCTCAGCCGGGATGAGCCGCAGCGCCAAAGCACGCGAGTGCGCCCGCTGCGGCCGGTGGGCGGCGATCGTGGAGCGTCTCTGCCCGGACGGCACGCTGGTGGTCTGCCGCTGGACCGAACTCGGCAAGTGCGACGACCCTGGCCAACTGGTGCCGTTTCACCGGCCTCGTTTCTCAGCGGAACCGTGACTCGGGTTCGTCGTCGTCGGGCCGGGGGGTCATCTGCGGGTTGCGGGCGATCACGATGCCCAGTTCTCGCCACGCGGCGGCCGTGTCCAGCAGCGCGCTGACGTCCGTCCCGGACATGGCGAGTTCGGTGGCTCGGTCGAGCAGGTCGGCGGCGCGCTGCGCGCAACCGACGGCGGTTGGCGGGGTGGGGGGCTTCGACACTCGCGTGTCCTCCGTTCGGGGGATGCCGGTCAGCCGGACGGCTGAGACCGAAATGTGCCTATGCGGCGGACGGCAGGTCGGCGAGCTGCGGAATCTGCGGCCGCCACAGACCCTCCGTGGACTTCACGACGTACCGGGCAGCGTCGAGGCTGTGGTCGTCCACCTTGATCGGGGCGTCCTCGCCCTTCTCCGCCGCCTTCGGATCCCAGGCGTAGCCCGCGACCTCGCTGATGAACCCCACACACGACTCGTGGACGAGCAGCAGCCGCCGGGCGATCAGCGACGACATCAACCGGATACCGGGCATCACCGCGTTGTTCGCCAGCATCGACGGGTGCCCGTCGTGGTGGAGCTGCACCCGGAACGACGCGGCGGACGGGTCGATCACCGTCCACGGCGGAGTCACACCGACCAGGCCAGGGGAGCCGGGCACCGGCACGCACTTGAGCCAGGCCCGCAGCCGCTCGGAGTACTCCGCGTCGGTCAACTGGCCCCGTTCCAGCTTGGAGTCGTACCGGAACTCGTGCGTCAGGTACAGCCGCCCGTCGGACACCCCCAGCAGCAGCGCCGCGAACGGGTTCGTCGTGCCGTAGTCGATGCCGAGGCCGACCCACTGCGCGATGTGCGGCAGCGTCTTGACGACGTGCTGCTCGGGGTCCCAAGCGTCGTAGACGGCGCCCTCAGCCAGGCACCACTCGCCCAAAATGAACCGGCGGTGGAACAGGCCCACGTACTCGGCTTTCAGGTCCCGCTTGTAGTTCTCCGTCAGCGCCGGGTTGTCATCCAAAACGAACTGCCACTGCCGCATGTTCAGTTCGGGCCGCAGCAGGAACGTGCGCCGCAGCCAGTGCGCCGGCCCGTCCGGGTTCGTCGTCGCCAGCAGCTTCGCGCCCGGCACCCGCAGGCGGGACAGGCACATCGTGAAGAACGCCTCCGGGATGAGGCTGGCCTCGTCCACATAGATCAGTGACGCGGTCGCACCCCGGATCCGGCCCTCAGCGCGGACATCGGACGCTCCGATGATGTGTACCGTGCGGCCAAAGATGACGGCTACGTTCGACCCGCGGGTGTGGTGGATGTACGACGCGAACGGCCCGAACGGGCCCGTGGCCTGCTGCAACACCTCAAGGATGTTCCGCTCAGCCGTCTGCAACGTGCGCGCCACGATGAAGATCAGGCCGTTCTCCGGCGCCCGCACGACGGCGAACAGGAACGCCAGCAGCGACGCGATCGTCTTCCCCGAGCTGACGGCGCCGTGCCACACGTTGATGCGGGCCTCGCACTCCATCACCGACCGGATCTGCTTGCGGGACATCACCCGCAGCAAGGCGTCCAGGCTCACTCGGCACCGTCCGGCTCGGCGCCGGGCGGCGGCTCGTCGTCGGCCTGGCCAATCTGGTGCCACGCCATCTTGAGCGCCCCGAACAGGTCGTTGACCATCGTCCGGCCCGCCGTCGCACCACCGTCGGTGTCGTAGTCGACCAGCTTCAACGCCTTGTCGATGGCGATCGCCACCGCGGTGTACCCGGCCTGCTGGTCCCGCAGCGGGGGAAGCTTCGTCGTGACGAACGACGGCCCGAGCGGACTCGGCACCACCTGCGTGTACTCCGACCAGATCCGTTCCCGGAGCCGCTGCGCGTCGTGCGTCAGGTCCAACGCGAGCTGGGCCCGTAGCGCCTTCGCGTCGATGCTCGCCGCGCGCGCGCCTTTTTCCGTTTGCGACCGATCGAAAACGCTGCCGAGTTGGGCTTCGTTGGCGATCTTGGTGACGGTGCTGGCGGCGACGCCGTGCTTGCGGGCTACGGCGTTGCGGGAGAGCTGTCCGGCTTGGACGTCGGTGAGGATGGCGGCGCGGAGGGCGTCGTCAAGGCGGGGTCGAGGCACACGAGTTCAGCCCTTCGGTTCCGGCACCTCGGGGCCTGCCCGGGGTGGGGAGTCGAAGCGCCTGGCTTCGACCGTGCTGTGGTGGCGCGTCAGGGGACGTGGTCGTGTCGACCGCAAACACACGGTGCGGTCGTGGGGTGGGGGAACACGTGGGTCTCGCGGTCGGCGAACCGGTAGGTGAGGGTGACGTCCGGTGGCCAGTTGGTGGGGATGTGTTCGCCGCTGGGCTTGACCAGGACGCTGAGGGCTTCGCCGGGTTTCGCGCCGTCGTTGAATAGCCGGGTGGTGGTGGCGCAGTCCAGGTACTCGGGGTCGGCCATCAGTCGTCGCTGTTGAGGCGGCGGCGGAGGGCTTCGGCGTCGCGGAGCATCTCGTTGGCGAACGCGCTGCGGAGCTTCTCGTTGGCGGCTGTGCTGA